TTGGTACTGCTCTGTAGATCCCAGTCTAGTACGCCAAGTAGGTTTTCTAACTTTTGATCAACCACGGTGGCTTCCATAGTAGCATCGTCAAATGGCAGTTCTTTAAACCATCCTGGTAAGTTGGTTTCATCGGTGGGATAGCCTATGCTGGTCCATCCTAGAGCGTTACTCTTCAACTTGCACACAATAGTTTTCATGCCATCAACGATAGCCATACTATAGTTATCACTGTTCATTTTCTTGAGAGAATTCCAGTTCATTGCCGCTCTAACGTGTCCAGGCATGTTTGCTCTGCCCTCACGCTCTTCACGTTTGCTGTACATGGTCAAATTGTTTACACGTTTGGGAGATCCTTTCTCCCAACCTGGGCGATCAGCAAACTCGTACTTGAAGTCAATGATGCGTTGTACAATCTCATCGCGATCCGCACCATTAAGCACACGCTCAAGGATCTCTTTCAAGAAGTCCTGGATCACAACTGGAGTATCACTACGCTTCAAGTCCAGGCCCATTGCTTTGATGCTACCAGTCTTACCGTTTACGTCAACACGTTTGCCTTCCTTGTCATACACGTTCAGTGCATAACGCTTCTTGGTGATAAACAAGCCGCGATCCGCAACGTTTTCCCTACCGCCCTTGAGGATTTCGCCTAAGTGACGTGGGCAATGAAACGCTTGTTCCATAAAGCCTGGGAAACTAACGTTTACCTGTTCTGCTAGGCTGTCATACAGTTCTGTACAAATCTCTTTGTTCCATTCCATACGTCCTGCTTCAACGTCTTCCTTGATAGCAGGCCATGCACTGAAGTACACCGAATCGGTGTCGCCATATATCACAGCCTTGCCCACGTGATCATACTTGCCTACGATACATTCATTAACAAATGCATCCATGTGTTTAGCAATAGCACGACCTGTTAGCGTTGTTGATTGCCCAATACGTTTATCAAAGAATCTACAGCCAGGATTGAGAATTGCACCATACAAACTGTTCAAGTTAATCTTCTTAACCAGCTGTCGCTTGTCCCAGAATGCTATTTGTTCTTTGTCTGTGGCTTCACGCAGTTTAACTTGTAGTTCTTGTCGTTCACGATACCAACGATCCAACAAACCAGGTATAACACCTTCACGTTCTACTGTAAAGATTGTGCCATTGGCACTGAGTACCCATGGTTGATTGCTGTCGAATATCATCTTCCAAACTTCAGCGGCACTGTGTACAGTTTCTTCTCCGTCGACCCAGTCAATGGTTATCTCTGTGCCCACTTCGTGATTCATTACAGCACTGTATTCCATTGTACCAAACAAACCTTCCCAAGCCATTGCAAAGGAACTTTTGTTTGCCATTTTATCTTTGATGTAACGCTCTGTCATTACAGGACGCAGTTGTGCAACAATGGTTTCTGGTGCCATGTTAAGAGCACGAATGGTACTAGGATACAGACTGTTGATGTCAATTGAACCTACCCATTCATGTATGCCCTTGCGTGGATATGCAACGTATGCACCTGCTGCCGCAGTGTCATCATCGCTGAGTCTTTCCTTGCGATTAGGCACTACTAAACCGCGCTCGTGCGCTTCATTGATGATTGCTTGCTCTGTTACAGCCACAGCACCCATTGTTGTTTGTAAGAGCACTGTGTTGGCGTGTGCTAGTTCATTTGCTAGGTCCAAGAAGCGTAGTTTCTTATCCATCCTGGCAAGCAACATTGTGTCCTGCCTGTTGTAATCAATAAACGTTTTAAAGTTTTGATTGTACAGTTGATCCAGTGTGCCTTCATACGCAATCTTGCGCTCGCCTAGTTCGTACTCGCCAATTGCATCCAAACTGTAACTATGACGCTCTTCGTATGTGTATTTTCTGTACAGTTGCATGTAGTCAAGATGTACACGACCCACAAGATCAAATGTCAAATTCTCTGCGCCGAACCTTTCAAACATTCGTTGCTTGGGCAACTGTCCCCACAGGCAAAAACGTCGAGTATCATCCTTGCTGAGCACCTTTGTGATACGCATCACAGTGTATGGAATATCAAAGCCTTCACTGTTCCAGCCACTTAGCACATCTGCATCATCGATGATATCCAAAAACTGCAACAGCATGTCCTCTTCACGTTCATACAAGAATGTGTTTTCAAACTCGTTGCATATTTCTTGTGCAGTGTCCCAACTCATGTGTCTGGGAGGAACAACCAGCGTTATGCACTGATCAATCCAGTCCAAGTATACTGTGATTGCTGTGATTGCGTTGAAAGGATCGTCGGGCTTTGAGTAACCCTTAACAGGATCAAAGTCAACCTCAATGTCGAAGAAGCAGGTTTGCAGTTTGGGTGCATCCACGTCTTTATAATTTTCTTCAAAACAGCGGAACACAGGGTTGATATCACTTTCGTAGATACCTTTGCCTTTGTTAATAGCAAGTTCTTTGCGGAACTCTTTGTTGTTGCGTGTTGAGAATCTGCTTACAGATGTGCCATAGATGCTTTGGAACTTGCCACGTGGATCGTCATAGTAGAACACATAGTTAGCAGGGTACTCGCGATATTCGCGTCTGCCGTCTACTCTTTCTACTACATGGATGCGATCTTTGTCGCGTTCAAATAGTGCGTCAACGTAACTCATTTATTTCCTAACAATGTGTTTAATTCAGGTACAAGTATCTCTCTTGTATAATTCAAATGGGCATCGGGGCTTGGATGAAACTCATCTGGCATGAGCATGTCATGACGTATGCTGTAAGTATAAATGTCGGTTGACCACTTGTGCATCATACTATTATACAACTTTTTTGTGTTTGGTTCTAAGTATTTGGTAATATCAAACGATCTATCACCTGCTGGAAGATTATGATCGCGGTATTCAAAAAATACAAATTTTGTTTGTATATATGAAAGGTAGGTATACAAACTTCTAATTGCAATATAGTTTTCTAAAGCACGAGATTTTTTACTCTTACACGCCCTAAGTTTATCGATTAATACAGATACATCATCTTGGAGGTTACCTTGTCCATATTCGCCGCCTGATAGAGCTAAACTTGCACCATCTGAGTATGAATATTCAAATGGATAGTTTCCCAGGCAAGTTGGATCTACAATATGGTCGTCTCTGTTATTACCGGACCAGCATACTAATATCAATGATTCGTTGCCTTGCAAATGCGGATTAGTGTCAAGGCAACTTATAATACTGTTTTTGATATGTGTGTTGCCTGCACCAGGTAAACTGCAATCGTAGGCTTCGTCAAAGTTGCCTATGTCGCGAAGATAGTATGGCCAGGTTACTGCAACAGAATCTGCATTATTATATGTAAAACTACATCCGCTAACAATAAGATTTTTATAACCAAAATCCCGTTCGACGTGGAACTGTTTTGGAATATCTCGTGTTAACATCTACTAGAGAGTGCGTCCTACAGTCTCTAAGATTGTTGTAAGTTCTTCGTGGTCTGCTTGTGCTTCACCAAACTTGGCTTTATGAGCAATCTTAACTGCTTTCTTAAGAATGCTGGGCTTTACCTGTAGTTCTTCGGCGATTGCTTTTATTGTTTCGTTGAGCCCTTCGTTGAGGGTCTCAACTTCTGTTAACACACCCATACCTTCGTTGATAAGTTGTGTTAGTTTTGCTTTTTGTTCTGTATTGAATACTTTAGTGTCCATGTGTTTTCCTTATTTAAAATCATCCAGTACTTGGGTAATACAAGCACGATTATGCTCTTCACAAATGTTAAACAATGTGTTAGAGTATACATGTTCTTGATTGGTTTTGCTAGCAGTTTTGGTTAAATCATACAAATCATTTGTATCAAGTTTTACAAGGTCGTATGTCAAATCTATGATTTTTTCTAGTCTCGTAATGTTGCCTGGGTCCTGATCAAACGCTAAATCAATGCCGTATGAAAAATTAAAACCTAGTTCTTGCAAACTATTGTAAGTGTCATATTGGCCAATCGGAATAAATCCTGTTGCACCTACAAGACATTTTAATGTTTTCTCTGTAATAAATGGTCCTGGATGGACATAATGGCCAAGTTCATCTTGCATGTAGCTATAATGAAAACTTTCGTTTGTAAAATGTAATGCACAGTTTTGATATACTTCAGTCCACGGATTAGAATTTACAATTTGCGAGTCATGTTTAAAATTTTTGCTATCTGGTAGATCAATTTTTTTACCATACCATTTATTATAAAACGTATTATATAACATGTCAAGTCTATTAGTATTTGTTGTGATACGGCTATCTTGTCCTTCCCAGGTGCTAAGTTTGATCATGCTTTCGTTAAAACACTCTTCAAGTAATACAGTTGTAATCAAAAGTTTGCTTTGTGTGATGCGGTTACATATTGCGCTGAACTTGTGAGTAATGTTTTTATTATCTTCTCTTGGAAACCATTGTTTGATTTGTTCAATTTGATGGTGCCACCAATAAAACTTGTAAGGTATTACATTTGCGGGCATCGGACAGTCATAAAAATTGCTGTCGCTTAGTACAATAATAGGTTGTGAGGTAATGGTTGCCTGTTTGTGTAGCCATCTGATGTCCACCGCTTCAAGATGAAAACTTACAACATAGATTTCATGGCCCGCAGGTAAATCTTGATCAGGCCAACGTTGCCATAAAGCACAGTAAGTTTTCTTTTTTAGATCTTTTAACCAGTGCATTCGTTTGTCTGGTATTTGATCAACAGATCCTTGCCAAGGAAGGGGCACTAACATTTTTGACATGGAAAATATTTATATAACACTAGTAACCTAACGTTTATTTGGACTTTGTGCTTACTCTGATTGGCTTGTTGCCTTGCCCTGGTTGATTTTTGCCGCCTCTACCCGCTTTGTTCTGAGCACTACGCTTGCGGCTGACAGCCGACTTCTTTTCTTTGGCAGACATGCTCGCCGCCTTGCTCTGTGGAACGCATTTGGCATAGCCTTTTTTATCTCCGCTGGTTCCGCACTCGGGGTGCTTACCACTCTTGTCTTTTTTACCAATGTTTACCCACTTTTGTTTGAACCACTTGCGCAGTCCGCCTTGATAGGCCTCGTCGAATTCTTGTGCTCTCATGCAAGTATTTATTAAATAACAGGATGACAAAACCAATTCTCCCTTTTGTTGAAACCATGATCACATACGCTTGTAATTTAAGTTGTGCAGGTTGTACAAATTATAGCGATTATAATATGACAGGCAGTGTAAGTTGGGCAAAGGGAAAACAGTGGATTGAGCAATGGCTTGATCGTATTAGCATAGAATCTTTTGGCATAATAGGAGGAGAGCCAACACTTAATCCTGATTGTAAAAAGTGGATAAGTGGGGTTCGAGACCTATTACCACATGCTCAAATGAGATTTACAACCAATGGTGTAAATTTTTTAAACAATGTGGATATATTAGACACCTGCGTCGATGCTGGTAACACGCTTTTCAAATTGACTATACATGAAGACAAGTCCTACACCGAACAGATTATAGAACATGTTTTTGATGCATACAAATGGCAACCTATCACTGAATATGGCATTAATAGATGGATAGGTCCAAATGACTGTAGGTTTCAAATAAATGCACCAACACAGTTTTACAAAACCTATCGTGGCGAATTTGGAAATATGCAACCTCACAGTAACTTACCTAATGATGCTTTTAGCGTGTGTGTGCAACAAAATTGTCCATTACTGTATGAAGGAAAAATTTATAAATGCAGTAGCATTGCTTTGTTAGAAAAAGTGTTAAGTGATTGGAAACAAAAAGACATAAACGCTTGGAAAAAATATCTTAAGTACAGGCCAATCACAGTAGACTCTGAGATAATGCATATTGAAAATTTTATCTATAACTTTGGAAAGGCGCATACAATTTGTAGCATGTGCCCGTCTTCAAAAGACAAAGACAGCATCATTGATCATAGAACAAATGTAACAACCAAAAAACAGTGGTTAATTGCTAGTTCGAAACAAAAGGATTTGGAGCACTCACAGGATGTTTAGCACAGTAACTAGGATCACCTTGTCCTGCTTCAATTAAAAAATCGGTGCCTTTTTCAATCTGTCTGCTCGGACACTTACATGTTGCTACGGTGGTTCCGTTGATTGGATCCTCTTCGTATGTACACATAAAACCAAAGCAGTTTACACTTTCAGGTGCTAGCTCTCCTGGACAGTTTTGTACGGTTGCCCTCATGGCGCTCTTTGGAGTTTGTACAAAATCACTTGCTTCTT